CCGCCGCCGGGGATTGCCCCCGCCGGCGGCGCGCCCGTGTCCTGCCCCGCAGCGCGCCTCGAGACCAAAGTGATGACCCGCGAGATGACCGAGACCACCCCGCCCGCCGCGCCGACCCGCGTCCGCCCGCTGCCCGAAGCGGCCCCGGAGGCGGCCGACCCGGCCACCGGGACGCCCCCGGTGGAGCTGCCCCCGGAGCTCCTGGACCACGACGAACCCGAGGAGGACGACGCGGACGACGACGACGCGGCGGACGCCCAGCCGGAGGCGGCCCCGAAGCCCTAGATGGCGTACGCCCTCGTGGAGGAGCTGCGCCAGGTGCTGGATCTCCCGCCGGAGGACACGTCCACCGACGTCGACCTCCAGCGGGCGCTCGACGCCGGCGCCACCTGGATCGACTGGTTCACCGGGCGCACCTTCGGCGCCGCCGGCACGACCGCCACTCCGGTGGCCCGCATCTACGAGGCCGCCGCCGAGGACTCGGTGCCCCTGGTCGACCTGCAGTCCGCCACCCCGGTGGTAGAGCTCGACAGCGCCGCCGACCGCACCTTCGCCACCACGCTCACCCCCGACCAGTACCAGCTGCTGCCCCTCGGGGGCCCGCCCTTCTCGGAGCTCCAGGCGTGGGCCACGCCGCCGGCGGGCACCGACCCGGTGTGCTTCCTGCCCGGCCAGCTGGTGCGGGTGACGGGGGTCTGGGGCTACACCGACGCCCGGGGGCGCACGCCGGCGGCGGTGAGCGAGGCGAACCTCCTGCTGGGCGCCCGCTACTACAAGCGGCGGGAGGTGCCCTTCGGCGTGCTCCAGGCGCCCGAGCTGGGGGCCTTCCAGACGCTGCCCCGGCAGGACGCCGACGTCTACCAGCTCCTCTTCCCCCTCTGCCGCCCGGGCTCCCCCGGAGCGGCCCTGCTGGCGACGCAGGTGCCCGCCACCGGGGAGCCCGCCGGCGCCGCCGCCTGGGTGCTGGTCTGATGCCCGTGACCCTGCGCCTCGAGGGGGCCGACCGGCTGACCCGGGCGCTGGCCCGCGCCCCCGAGACGGTGACCAGCGAGCAGGCCCGGGCCATGACCGCGTCCCTGCTGCTGGTGGAGGGCGACGCCCGGCGGAACGTGCGCCAGGACACCCGCCAGCTCGCCAACAGCATCACCCACCGCCAGACCCAGCGGGGCCCGACCCTGGTGGGCGCCGTCGGGCCCAGCGCCCGCTACGGGCTCTACGTCGAGCGGGGCAGCCGGCCCCACTCCCCGCCGGTGGCCGCCCTGGTCGGGTGGGCCCGGCGCCACGGGGTCTCGCCCTACGCCGTGCAGCGGGCCATCGGCCGGCGGGGCACCCGCGCGCGGCCGTTCATGGCCCCGGCCTTCGCCAAGAACGCCGCCCGGATCGTCGCCCTCTTCGCCCGGGCGGGGGCCCGGGTCACCGCCACGGTGGCCGTGCAGAGCGGGGGCCGGGCGTGACCTCGGTCCAGGAGCTGGCCAAGGGCCTGGCGAAGCGCGGGGAGACGATCCCCGGGCTGCGCTGCTACCCGGTGATGCACCCCAAGCCGGAGCCCCCCTGCCTGTGCGTGGCGGGGCCCATCCGGTGGACGTACGACGAGACGATGGAGGGGTACTGGCGCCCGGTCTTCGAGTGCTGGCTGTTCGTCAACCCCGCCGACCTGTTCCGCGCCCAGGAGACCCTGCACGCCTACATCGCCCCGACGGGCCAAAAGAGCCTTCCCGCCGCCATCTACGGCGACCCCACCCTTGGCGGCCTCACGGCCGAGACCCGGGTGCTGGGCGGGTCGCGGCCTCCCGGTGAGGTCGAGACCGCCGGCGGGCGTCTGCTCGGCTGCGCCCTCGAGGTGGAAGTGCTGGCCATGTAGCCATGTCCGAGCGACCCCTGTTGTCCGTGATCGTCCCCACCGTGGGGCGCCCCTCCCTGGAGCGCACCCTGCGCTCCCTGCTCGAGCAGCGCTGCTGGCTGCGCTGGGAGGCCGTCCTCGTCGGCGACGCCCACGCCGGCACCTGGAGCCACCAGCTCCCCCGCGCGCGGGAGCTCGCCCGCCAGCACGAGCGGTTCGTCTACACCGAGCACGACGGCGGCGTCCACGCCTGGGGCCACCCCCAGCGGAACTACGGCGCCACCGTGGCGAAGGGCCGCTACCTCTGGTGGCTGGGGGACGACGACATCGCCCTGCCGGGCGCCTTCCACGCCATCCAGGAGGCCATCCTGCGCCGCAACCCGGAGCCGGAGACCGACCCCCGGGTGTACCTGTTCCGCTGGATCGCGCCGTGGAAGCAGGTGCTGTGGCACACGGCGGGCTACCTGGGCGAGGAGCCCGGGCACATCGACGCCGAGATGATCGTCTGCCCCAACGTGCCGGCGAAGCTGGGCACCTGGACGAACCGCTACCAGGGCGACTACGACTTCATCTGCGAGACGGCGCACCGCTGGGGCGGCCCGGAGCGCGTCGTCTGGCAGCCGGAGGTGATCGCCCAGGCGCAGCCCAGCGAGGCGGAGGACTGGACGCGCCCGGTGGGCGAGGCGCCTCCGGTGTACGCCCGGGTCGTGGTGCAGACGACGCTGGTGCCCCGCGTCTTGGGCGCCGTGGGGGTGCCGGCGTGAACCCCCACCCGTACCGGATCAATTTGGGCGCGGGGCAGTACCGGCTCAACGACTGGTGGAACGTCGACGCCGACCCGACCACGCCGGCGGACGCCCACTACACCTTCCCGCCCATCGACGCCTCGGACGAGAGCGTGGACGAGCTCTACGCCGGGCACGTCCTGGAGCACTTCGAGCCGGACGAGGCGGCGCGGTTCCTGGCGGAGTGCCGCCGGGTGCTCGTCCCCGGGGGCCGGCTGGGCGTGGTGGTGCCCAACGTGCGCAAGGTGCTGGCCCACTACGTGGCCGGCGACCACACCGAGGTGGAGGTGCCCGCCGGGGTCTACTGGAACCTGGACAGTTTGGAGGCGGTCAACGCCGTCTTCCTCTACAGCACCATCCAGGAGAGCCGGCACCGCTGGGGCTACGACGCCCACACCCTGTGCAAGACCCTGGAGCGGGCCGGCTTCCATGTGGAAGACGCCATCCGCCCCGATGACCCGAGGCTGTCCGTGCCCAGCTGGTGGGACCTTGGCTACCACTGCATCAAGCGGGAGCGCCGGACGTGAGGCTGCTGGTGTGTCACCCCGGCGCGACCTGGGCGACCCACGACGTCCACACCGGGCTGTGCGCGGGGCTGCGGGCCGCCGGGCACGACGTCGTCGAGTACGCCCTGGGCGGGCGCCTGCGGGCGTCCCGGGTGTACCTGGAGTGGCTCTGGCGGCAGCAGGCCCGGCACGGGGGGCCGCTGAAGGACGTGCGCCCCACGCCGGCCGACGCGCAGTACCACGCCAGCCAGGAGGCGGTCACCCGGGCCCTGCGCCACGACGTGGACTGGGCGCTGGTCGTCTGCGCCGCCTACTTCCACCCGGACGCCGCCGAGCTGCTGCGCCGGGCGGGCGTCCCGGCGGCGGTCGTCTTCACCGAGAGCCCCTACGACGACCCGGAGCAGGCGGCGGTGGCGCCCCGCTACGCCGTCTGCTTCACCAACGAGCGCGCCAGCGTCGGCCGCCTGCGGGCGGCGAACCCCACCACCCACTACCTGCCGGCGGCCTACGACCCGGCGGCGCACGGCCCCCACCTGAACGGCAGCGCCCCGGCCCACGACGTCGTCTTCGTGGGCACCGGCTTCGGCAGCCGGGCGGCCCTGCTCTCCGCGGTGGACTGGACCGGCATCGACCTGGGCCTCTACGGCGCCTGGGAGGACCTGCCGGCGGGCCACCCGCTGACCCCCTTCGTCCGCCAGGGGCTGGTCGACAACGCCCGCGCGGGCCAGCTCTACCGGCACGCCCGCATCGGGCTGAACCTGTACCGGTCGGCCGGGGACGTCCCGGCGGAGAGCCTGAACCCCCGGGCCTACGAGCTGGCCGCCGACGGGGTGTTCACCCTCACCGAGCCCCGGGCGGAGGTGGCGGAGCGGTTCGGCGACCGGGTGGCCACCTTCGCCGGCGCCGCCGACCTGGGGGCGCGGGTCCGCCGCCTCCTCGAGCACCCGGACGACCTGGCCCGCGCGGGCCGGGCGCTGCCCGCCGCCGTGGCGGACGCCACCTACACCCACCGGGCGGAGCGCCTGGTGGCGCACTTGCGCTGAAGGAGCAGACCAGTGGGCATGTACCACGCGCGGGACGCGGCCATCTACATCAGCACCAGCGCCAGCGGGACGGCGTCGAACCTGCTGACCATGACCGCCTGGACGATGGACCGCTCCACCGCCCGGGTGGACGTGACCAACTTCGACAGCACGAACCAGGAGGAGATGCAGGGTTGGCCCGCCCTCCGGGGGACGTTCGAGGGCTTCTGGAACAGCGACGAGACCAAGCTGTTCGCCGCCTCGAACTCCCCGGACGGGGTCAAGATGTACCTCTACCCGAGCAAGCGCATCCCCAGCAAGTACGTCGCCTGCACCGCCTGGCTGGACGCCTCGATGGAGGCCCGGACGGACGGGGTGGCCCGGGTGCGGGGCACCTACTCCGCCTTCGGCTCCGGCTCGGTGGTCAACCTGTAGGGGCTAGGGGGTGCCGGCCGCGCCGCCCCGCTGCTCCAGGTGCTGCAGGCTGGTCCGGATCTCCTTGAGGAG